ACCCGCCGAAAAGGCAAGTAAAAATTGGCCGACTGGTGCTCCAGTAACTAAGACTTTTAAAAAAGTTTCATCTGCTCCAATTCCAAAAGGTGAGTTCTGGGTTTTAGAATCTGATAAAAGTTTTTATTGGATGGTTAACGGCACTTGGTATTCGATCAGTAAAAAAGACCATCCCCGCCCACCATTTGATTATTAAATGAAAAGCTTTAAACAATATTTAGAGGGATTGCGTATTGCTTATACTCCAGCTCAACAAAAAGCGATGGATAAAAGGACAAATGCGATGAATTCAGATCTTAAGAAAAAGTTTAAAGCTGGAAAGATTTCAATTAAATGGTCTCAGACAAGAGGCGGTCACGCTATCTTTGTTAAAGGTAGAATGGAAGGTCCTCTCTTTGATTCTGAAGATGACGCTGAAAAATATTTAAAAAAACTCGGTATTCGAGTATAAATTAAATTAAAATATAAATAAAATCATGAGTACTGAGAAATATTTGTTGCCAAACGAGAAGAAGTGTCTGGATGAAGCAAAACTTGCAGGTAAAAATAGAGAACGGCTTGATAGTTTAATCTCTTTATATGTCACGGCAACAGATCCCGAGGCAGATTATTATTATGATGGAGATGTTCCTGATGCTGAAAAGATTTTAAATGATATTAAAAAAGAATTTGGATCAAAAATTGCCAAAGATGTTGGTAATGGAACAAATATTTTCCATTATGGTAGAGATAATAATCAAGGAGGTCGCTTAACATACGGGGATGCGACAAAACAGCGTGGCGCAAGACGTATCACAAAAGGTGGTAAAATTAATAAGCAGGACGCAGCAAAACTTAAAAAGGATATTAAAGATATTTTAAAGAATACAAAATTAAATACTGCTTATCGATCACATAAGTTAAAAGGAAAATTACCAGAGAGTAATTAATAAAAAACCTTTGACACTGAAGCTGAAAAATATTTAAAAAAACTCGGAATTCGAGTATAAATAGATTTGTAATACGATACGTTTTCGTATTATAAAGAGGTGCCGAAAGGATCTCAATTAATAAAAAATAACTCGCTTAATAAGGAGTTCAAAATATGACAATAACAAATACACTAAATTCGTTGCCGCGTTCTTTCGCGGTTGGGTTCGATTCAATCTTTGATAGATTAGAATCAAGAGAGAAAGCATCTTATCCTCCTCACAATATTGTGAAGCATAATGAGGATGAGTTTGAAATCGCACTAGCAGTCGCAGGCTTCAGTGATAAAGATCTTTCCGTCAAACAAGACGGAGATCAACTTATCGTTGAATCTGATTGCGTTGAGCTTAATGGAGATAAAGAATATCTTCATAAAGGAATTGCTACTCGAAGTTTCATCAAGAAGTTTACATTAGCCGATCACATTCGTGTCGAGCAAGTAGCGCTTGTTGATGGTATACTTTCAGTTCTACTAAAGAAAGAAATTCCTGAAGAAATGAAACCTAAGAAGTTTACTATTCTTCCAGAGTTTATTAACGAAGATTAAACTTTGCAGTTAAAACATAATAAAAGGGTTCTTCAGAAATGAGGAGCCCTTTTTTATTAACTTTAGTATTTACATCTATAATAAAAGATGATATAATATATACATGAAGAACAGCATTAGTGGATTCTACACCAGCGTCGATAGACACATGAACATGATTAAGTATCGAGGATACGATCATGATGGCAAAAAAATATATGATTCATTTAAATATCGGCCAACGCTTTATGTAAATAGCAAAGACCGTAACTCAGAATGGAAAGCGATTGATGGAACTCCTGTAGGCCCAATGCAGTTTGGCACTATGAGCGAATGCCGCCAGTTCTGTAAACATTATGAAGATGTTCCTTCGTTTAAAATATATGGAAATGAAAAGCATGTTCCAGCATTTATCCAAAGCCAGTGGCCTGGCGAAATTGAGTATGATAAAAAGATGGTCGACATTCTTTACATCGATATTGAAACTGCTATTGGTACAGGCTTTCCAGAACCAATGCGAGCAGAACAAGAGATTCTTACAATCGCAGTAAAGAGTAGCCGTTGTGATACTTATATCATCTGGGGACTAAAGGATTATGACCTTTCTAAAAGTGAAGTACCACATCTTAGAAAAGAGTATCGCCAGTTTGATACTGAAACCGAACTCTTAAATGATTTTCTAGATTGGTGGAGTGATCCTATTAATACTCCAGATGTTATCACTGGTTGGAATACAGAGTTCTTTGATATTCCTTACATCGTTAATAGAATGGCTCGTATGTTGGGCAACGATGCAACCAAGCGATTATCTCCTTGGAAAAAAATTACAGATAGAACCGTAAATGTATTTGGCCGTGAGCAAACCAGCTATAACATTATGGGTATTCAACAACTCGATTACCTTGACTTATTTAAAAAGTTTACTCTTAATACTTATGGCCAACAAGAATCATATAAGCTAGATAATATTGCCGAGGTTGTTCTTGAACAAAAGAAGCTAGCTTTTGAAGGCGATCTAAAAGAATTATATGAACAAGATTTTCAGAAGTTTGTTGATTATAATATCGTTGATGTTGAATTGATTGAACTGTTTGAAAAGAAACTTGGCTTAATTGATTTGGTATTTACTCTAGCATATTTTGGCGGAGTTAATTATACAGATACGCTCGGTACTGTTTCTATATGGGATAGTATAATCTTTAGGAATCTTGCTAAAAAGAAAATAGCGATTCCTCCATCAAAACCAAGTGCTAAAGCAGAATATGCTGGAGGGTTTGTTAAGCCAGTTGTGCCAGGGATGTATGATTGGGTAATGAGCTTCGATTTGAACAGCTTGTATCCTAACCTTATTATACAATATAATATGAGTCCTGAGACCCTCGTAAGGCATTCTACAGTGCCTAATATTACACCTGATCGAGTACTCGAAGATCAAACAAACATATCCCCTGACAGTAATTTGGCGGTTGCCGCAAATGGCGCAACATTTAGTAGACATAAGCAAGGGTTTCTACCAGAGATTATTGAAGAGCTTTATAATAAGCGTAAGAAGATTAAAGCAGAAATGCTAGATAAAAAGAAAGAGAATGAAAAGCAAAAAAGTAAGATATTAGACTCAGAAATCGCCAGACTTGAAACTGAACAAATGGCGATCAAGATTCTAATGAACAGCCTGTATGGAGCTTTGGCTAACAGATGGTTCCGTTACTTTGATCTTCTTGTTGCTGAAGGAATTACTCTTACAGGTCAACTTGTTATTCGTTGGGCAGAACAACATGCAAACAAATGGTTATCTTCATTCCTTAAAGATGAGAAGCCAGTTGATAGAGTTATAGCAGCAGACACTGACTCCATTTACGTTAATGTTCAAGATGTAATTGATAAGCTTAATCCAAAAAGTCCAGTTGAGTTTCTTGATAAGTTTGGTGAAGAAGGTATGGTTCCTGCATTGGAAAAAGCTTTTAATAAGTTAGGCGGTATTACAAATTCATATAAGAATACGATGGTGATGGCGCGAGAAGCTATTGCTGATAAAGCTATATGGACTGCAAAGAAACGATATATTTTAAATGTTCTTAACAATGAAGGTGTTCAATATGCTGAGCCGAAAATTAAGATCATGGGTATTGAAGCTATTAAGAGTTCTACTCCAAAAGTATGTCGAGGCGCTATGAAGGAAATGTTTAAAGTAATGATGAGCGGGGATGAAGATAAAACTCAAAAAGCGATCGCTTTCTTTCATAACCACTTTAATTCTTTGCCGGCCCATGAAATCGCAAGTCCTCGTGGAATTAATAATGTTACAAAATATTATGATTCACAAACTCTATATTGTAAAGGAACACCAATGCATTGCCGCGCGGCCTTAGTATATAACGATCAGTTAAAGAAGTTTAACTTAACTAATAAGTATAGGGAAATCCAAGGCGGCAATAAAATTAAGTTTGTATTTCTTAAAAAGCATAACCCAACTGGAGAAAACGTAATTGGGTTTATTGATAAGTTGCCACACGAATTTGGTTTAGATAAGTTCATTGATTATGAAACTCAATTCCAAAAAGCTTTCCTTGATCCAATTAATCTTATCTTACATGCTATTAGTTGGTCGGCAGAACCTCAAGCTAGTTTGGAAGACTTCTTTGGGCAAGTATAGATAAAACAAAGGTATGACACTCACACAATAAAAAACAAATGAACCAACTAAACAGAAACCTGACAAACGTTATTAACGAATTACAACAAGACTATTTAAAGTTTGATGATACCGTAAGAACCATCGAAGTTCTTAATGCGATTAACAATTACTTTCACACGACAGAGGAAACTCCTTTGTCTAATAAAAGCAGAGACATTCTAAAAGAAATTAAAATATATGGAAAATAATAAAACAGTAGAAGACGTGATAAAACTAATTCCAGAAACACTTGATGATTGGGTAACGCTTGTTCCTAAAAATGACTCTCTAACATGGCAAGCATCATCTACCGATTGGCCAAGCGATATTGATAACATGCATAATAAGTATGGTGTTCATTGCGCGCTTAAAAAGTTAGATAGTAAAGACCTAAGAGAATTTCTAAACTTTCGTTTAGACTTCCTAGAAGAAGAACTTACTGAAACAAAAAATGCAGTTGGTAAACTACATTGTGATGACGTTGATTGCGAAGAAGTGGTTGATGGTTTAATTGATCTTTGCGTTGTCGCTATTGGAACGTTAAATGCGTTTGGAGTTGACGAACATAAAGCGTGGGAAGCAGTTCATAACGCTAATATGAATAAGGAAGTCGGCGTTAAAGAAGGTCGAGACAATCCACTAGGTCTTCCAGATTTAGTAAAGCCTAAAGGGTGGGTCGCGCCAGATCATTCTGATAATCACGGGTTTCTTCCTAAATTAAACGAATAAAAGATTTACATTTTAGTAAATATAGTATATAATATTAATTATGGATTTACTTCTATTCATCATGCTTTTAATAGTGGCAAGCCTTTGCTACTTAATACCCACTTTTGTGGCGGTCGTAAATAAACATAAATACGCTCTTCCTATTTTTATAGCTAACCTATTCTTTGGCGTTACGGTTGTGGGATGGGCCGCTCTATTAATCTTTGCTATACTTAAAGAGTTTAGAGCAGAAAATAAAGTATGAAATATTCATTAACTATATTTAAATCAATCTTTGATAATTCGACTCATCGTAAGATGTCCTTTGACGGTTGGGATGAGTTTAAAGAACTTCTTTTAAACCTTAGTAAAGAAGATGGTTATAAACCAAAGAAAGACGAAAGAAAAGATGGTTCACCTCTTATCAGCCCAGCAGTATATGATAAAGATGAAAAGCGAAGAAATGTAAATGTTTTATGTTGGGGTGGTTGGGCTGCAATTGACGTTGACGATTATGAGTGTAATTTCGAACAAGCGTTGGTTGTTTTTAAAGATATCAAATGTGTTGTTTATAATAGCGCAAGCTCGACAAAAGAAAAGCCAAAGTTCAGAGTTATTATACCATTCACAAAGACTATAGAAAAGGATGATATAAAGCATTTATGGTTTGCTCTGAATAAAGAGTTTAATTCATTAGGCGATCCACAAACGAAGGATCTATCAAGGATGTATTACGTCCCAGCACAATATCCAGGTGCTTATTCATTCATTCATTGTAACGATGACGCCGACTTTTTAGATGTTGATTTAATAATGAAAAAGCATCCGTTTATAGTACCTCAAGAAAATTCATTTAAAAGTAAACTAAGTGAAGAAATGAAAATTAAGCTGATGAAGTATAAATCTAATCAACTTAACAACACCTCTATTACTTGGTCTTCATATAGAGATTGCCCATTTGTAAATAAACAATTAGTAAATGAATATCGTGTTATTTCAGAAACTGGTTGGTATTCTAAATTATATTCAATTATGGTTAGTATTGCCGGATCCGCAATACATAAAGGATACCCAATTACTGTTAATGAAATTGTAAAGCTTGCTAAAGATATTGATATGGATACTGGATGCTGGTATAAAAATAGGCCATTAGATATTGAAGCAGAACGCGCATTAACCTTTGCACTTCAAAATGCGTAATTAATAAATAATATTATGAAGATTGAAACCAAACTGAAACGCCAGTTTAATAAAATACAAAAGGATACTGGTGTAAAACTTCCAGCTGACTATGAGTATTATTGTGGTTTATATAAATGGCCAAAAGGTTTGCGTAAGATTCTTAGTAAACGATTCAATAGCAGTTGTATGCTACATGATATTCAACATGTTTCAGGTGTTATTGATTATAAAGAAGCCGATCGCATGTTCCTTAAAAACGCTAAAGAACAAGCGGGGCGCAACGATTTTTGGATATTAATGGCATATGTATTTTACGGCGCCGTTCGTATATTAACAAAAACAAAAGCAATACGAAACAAGAAATAAAACTCTAAACATTATAAATAAATTTATATGAAAAAGAAAAACAAAAGAGCTCGTGACGAAGAAGGCCAGTTTGTTGGAGATGATCCAAGCACTCCTGATATTAATGAAGCCTTTGCAGAAGATGCTCAACCACCTAAAGAAGCACCAGCTAAAGCGTCAGGCCCTAAAAAACTAACTCCGGGCCAGATTAAGAAATTAAAAGGCGAATGGGGTAGCCAGTTTAAAAATAAATTTAAAGGACGTTATTAATATTCACGTAAATAATTAAACCATGATATGGCTTCTAGTATTTTTCTAGAAGCCATATTTGTTATTTACAAACTTGGTAAAATATGGTATAATATCTTTATACATAATTATACTAACATTACAATATGAACATTAAATCCGTAAGAGACACCTTAGCAAATCTCCATAAAAATAAAGAATATGTCATAGTTAATAAACAATTAACTGTTGAAATTATTGGAGCATCTTTCATAGCAAATACTGATTCTATATTTGGTTTGGCCAATGAAGATTATATTGATCGAGAATTAATGTGGTATAGAAGTATGTCTCGTAATGTAAATGATATTAAAGGTAAGGTTCCAAAGATCTGGGAAATTGTTTCATCGCCAAAAGGAGAGATAAATTCAAATTATGGATATCTAATAAATCACAAAGATAACTATTACCAATACAAGAATGTATTAGAAACTCTTAAGAAGGATCCTAACTCGCGCAGAGCAATAATGATTTATACAAATCCTAAAATGCATACTCAATTTAAAAGGAAAGGTATGACAGATTTTGTTTGTACAAATACTGTTCAATATGTTATTCGTAAAAACAAATTGTCTGCAATTGTCCAAATGAGATCAAACGATGCTTGGGCCGGTTATAGAAACGATTACGCTTGGCAGAAATATGTTCTTAACAAGTTAGCAAAAGACCTAAATTGCAAAGAAGGTAACATTCATTGGAATGCTGGTAGCTTACACGTATATGAAAATCAATTCTACCTACTAGACCATTATTTAAAAACAGGAGAACACGAGATTACTAAAAAACAATATAATAACAACCTCTAAAAACCCACCACCCAATATGTACAGTATTAAAAAACTAGGATATGACGATTGGAATGACGCGCTTGATGCTTTCTTAGAATATAAAACCAGAGATGTGGAAAAAAACAATTTATCATTTGATGAATGGTATTCTTTTAAAACAAGAATCAAAAAAATTAATGAAAAAATTAAAAATGGGGAAGCATCTTCTAATGTTAATAAACATATAAAAAAAGATATCAAAAAACATAGCGATGACTCTGAAAATTTAACATTAGCAGAAAATGAAATTTTGGAAATGCTGAATAACTTAAATTTAGATGTAAGCATTTCGCCTAGATATAAAGAAGAATCATACTCTGAAAGAATATGCAGAGAAGCGGAAGAGCTAGCTCGCCGCGCCCATATTGGTCAAACTCGCCATAATGGAAACCCTTACATTCATCATATTGAAGATGTTGTTAACATAATTAAATCTAATAGTAATAGCAACACCGCTGAAGCAATTATTGTTGCATGGTTACACGACGTTATTTCAACCACTTCTTACACAAGTGAATTTTTATTAGAGCAATCTTGGGTAACTAAAAGAATGCTTAATGCTATTGAAGAAATTGAAATTGGTTATTTTGAAACATATCAACAGTATGTTAACAGATTAAAAGAAAATAATTTAGCTTGGGTCGTTAAGTTAGCAAAGCTTATGTCTCTTATGGATAATAATCCGACACAAGATGAGCAATTTGAGATTGAAACATTTTGCGATTATCTTGAAGATGAGCCGTAAAATAACTAAATAAAAAGATTTACATTCTTATTAATATGTGGTATAATTAATCATATGAATAAGGAAGCTAAAGAAAGTATTAAGGTATTACGAGAGTGTGCCGAATTACAAACTGCTAAATCAAGAGATTATCAAAATCCTAACAGCCGAATTAAACAAGCTGATTATTATCCACGAGGCATCGCATCTATCTTAGATATTATTTACGCCAAAACTCTTAGAATGTATTCGGTTCTAGAAGCTATGGAATCTGATACTGGATATGAGCCAAACTTTGAATCTCTTGAAGATTCTGGTAAAGATCTTATTAACTATGCGTCGTTCTTAGTAGCTTATATGAGACATGGCGTAGATGGCCAAGATGTTAATAAAGATTTTTTAAATCGAAACGGAAACAAATAGATATATTATGAGAATCGGCATCGGCAAGATTGGTAAGTCTGTATTATTCAATAGTAAAAATTGGGGCGCTGTTGGCGGTGACAATGAAGCTCCTATTTTATATGAACACCTAATAACACAAAACCCTGAGCATACTTTTGTTATGCTTGGCGCTAGTGACTTTGATAGATTATCTATTGCCGAGCAAGAACGGATTAACGTTCATGGTAATTTCATATATGCTTTCTCTGGGTTTTCCGAATGGCGAAAAAATCAATGGGATAAATCTAAAGCTCAACACCCTTCAAATGATAGGCAAGAGTTTATGGAAAACATTATTATTCCAAATCCAAAATTTGAAATTGATGCTGGTGTTTTTATGTGCGGTCAAGTTGCAACTTCTAATGTTGGGGGTTGGGCTCGTAAACAAACAGATCATACTCAATTAGCAAAGCCACTTGATGTTCAACGAAAGTACGCAGGACCAACAATTCATTATCTTAATAAGTATAAAGAAGTACCTTGGTTAATGTTATTAAACGATCCTCGCCTTTATCCTGGGAAGATGAGAGACCTAATGAATCCTCCTAGGAAGATCTTTTCACAATATAATCAAAAGTGTTTACACCGTAATAGTATTGAATATGATAGCCCTGTTAGGGAAATAACAGAAATAGAACAATTATATAAAGGTATTGAAACTACATTTTTAATTGGAAAAGAAAAGGGTAAATCTATTCAAGAAGCACCAAACACATTAGATAGTTTCTTTGGTGAGCCTGAAGAAAAGACAACTGAAAAAGATATTAACTTTATGATTGTTTGTAATGAGGGCAAACCATCGCGTTATCCTGATTTGAAAAAATATATTTTAGAACATGTCGATGATGTTGATATTTACGGACAATGGAACTCCGATACAATTGGAGATGACTCTCGATTCAAAGGACCTAAGAAGTTTAACGATTTAATGAGAATGTTGCCACGAGTTAAATATACTTTTTGTATTCCAATTAAAAAGGGTTGGGTTACCGCAAAGTTTTGGGAAATGGCTCATTATGGAATTATACCATTCCTGCATCCAACCTATGATCAACAAAAACATTTGGATGTACCTGATTTTATTAGAGTAAAAGATTCTAAAGATCTTTTTAATAAAATTAAATTCCTTGAAGAAAACCCTAAAGCTTATCAGCAACTTCGCGATCAGTTAGATGATATTCTTAAAGAAGAGTATTATGATGGGAGTTATCTCAATGATTTGATCCTAGGTAAATTAACTGAACTAAATAAAAGTAATGCATAACAAAAGAATAGTTTTAGACTTTGATGATACACTCGCTTTAACAACAAATCGCGATTGGGAACATGCTGAACCAAACATAGAGTTAATTCAAAAGGTTAATTCTTTATATGACGATGGGTGGGAGGTTGATATTTTTACGGCACGAGGATCTATCTCTTGTAAAACTCGAGAAGAAGCTAAAGAAAAGTATGCCGGCCAAATCAAAAAGTGGCTAAAGAAAAACGGAGTCAAGTATAGGTCTCTAAGTTTTGACAAACCACTCGCTGCATACTATATTGACGATAAAGGTATCTCTCCTGAACTTTTCCTTAAGACTGATATTAGACAACTCGATGGAGGTTTGTCTGGTGCTGATATTTTTACTGATGGAACATATGTTCATAAAACAGATAAGAATGCTCACAAAGTTAATGAATGGTATTCACAAGTAAAGAACTATATTAATACACCTGAAGTTCTAAGACTTGTTGGTGAAACTTTAACAATTGAGTATATACAACATGACAAAAGTTTCTTCAAGAATAATTTCCACCGTGCAATCGGAATTATTCAAGAAAGTCTTGAAGATTTAAAGGAGATTGATTCGCCTGAAGATTCTCTTGAATTTTCTGATTATGTTGCGCGGATTTATTCGCACTCTGATATTTCTGGTGAGTCATATTTTAATACCATATGTGATTCTCTTAAGTATTTAAATCTTAAACGTTCATTTTCTCATGGCGACTTTGGAGTTACAAATATGTTATTTAAGAGTGAGACTCTTTACTTAATTGACCCTATTCCCGATGTGTTTGGCTGTACCGAAATTGATGCAGCTAAATTCTGTGCGAGCCTTATCGTGAATCAATATGATAACGACATAGTCAATAACTCGATCTCAACATTATCTATGTTTAATTCTATTAATCAGACCGACTTTAAAATTCTTATTGCGGCTGAACTCATTCGAGTTTTTAAATATCATCCTAATAACCAAATCATTTCTAAAGCAGTTAAAAACATATGTGTATTATGAACAACATTTTAATAATAAGTAACAAACCTGAACGGCTCGAATCGTTCATTAAATATTACAACATTTTCAATGAACCGACTGATATAGTTCTAAATGTAATACTCGATGATCGTTATCAAACATATGATCTTAGTGATACTATTAAGGATAATTATAACATCTATTATGCGTCTGATGCGGTTAAGCAATTGGTTCCAAGATTATCTGATCCTGAGACCGCGGAGATTATCCTTGACAAATTCCGTTTGTCAATTAAGCTTCTTGTTATTTTATATGCTCATGAAGTACTAGGTATGGAAAAGGTTTGTATGATGGACGATGACACGTTCCTTATTCAACCTATTGATAGTTACTTCGAAAATGATTATGTTTTCTATAATGAAAGAGTACTTGGTCGCATGTCTGTTGCTGTCGAGAATCTTATGACAGGAATCTACAGTGATCTTGTGGATGTTCATAAAATGAATACTAAGCCCCACTTTACTTTAAACTCAGGTCAGGTAATACATACAAAAAATCCAAATCTATTCAAGTTTATTGATAGAGCGTTCTGTTCAGACTTACTTAATGTCGTATGTGGAGCTATCGAGAAGTATAAATCAAAGAAGAACTACCTGGGTAATATTCATCATCGACCAATTGGTGGAAAGTATTGGATCATGGAACAAAACGTCTATGCTGTTTACTTCAGGTGGTTAACCGAGAATGGTTATGCTGTAAAAGAGTTTCCAAGAAATGAGTTTAAGCTATACGAAGGCCTTCTTAAACCAAATTATACAATGGACAGAATTAGAAAACTTCCAAAATTTTTACATTACCTTCCTACAGATAAGTCACCGTTATATGATACGGTCGCAAAGCAGCTTGACAGAATCATAAATAAAGAAATACATGTTCCTAGATAAAAATAAACTACCAAATGATGCTAAGATTGGCTTCACCTGTTCAACCTTCGATTTATTACACGCCGGTCATATTGTGATGTTGCAAGAAGCAAAATCATTATGCGACTATCTTGTATGTGGTCTATTAATTGATCCAACTGTTGACCGCCCTGATTCTAAAAACAAACCGATCCAATCTCCATTTGAAAGGTACGTACAATTATCGTCATGCCGATATGTCGATGAAGTTATACCTTTCACGACTGAGCAAGAAATAGTTGACATCATATTAACTATAAATCCTGACATCAGAATTGTTGGCGAAGAATATCGAGACACGGATCACACAGGAAAGGGCTTATGCCCTGTACATTATAATAAAAGAAAACATTCATTCTCTTCGTCAGATCTTAGAGACCGAGTAATAAAATCAAATATATAATTATATAAAACACACGCCTATTACATCATGATGATCATGATAGGCAAAGCATAATAAAAATTTAAGTAAAAAAATATTAAAATAAAATGAAAAGTGAAATAACATATGGCAGTATCGTGCCTTTAATCGGAGGAGAAAGTTTAGGAATTCAAAATGTTCTTGATGGTAAACATCCTGAATGGGTAATGTCATATCGAGCTTTTGAAGCTAATGATGCCCATTATATGAATCATATTAGAAACCAAGGGTATGAAGGAGATTATGTATTTCTTGATGAAACTCATGGTTATAAAGCAAAACAAGTAGATGTAGTAAATACGGTTTGCCCTTGCGCAGGTTTATCATCCTTATCACCAACATCAAATGCTAAGAGTGCTACAAACGATTGGATGTATCATACGGCCGAGCATGTTCTTGAAAATATTAAACCAAAAGTATTTTGGGGAGAGAACGCGCCAAGACTAGCGATGTCAACAGGAGCTCCGGTTGTCGATAAATTAAAAGAAATTGCTAAGAAATTTAATTATACATTTAGCATTTACAAAACAAAAAGTCTGGTGCAAGGTTTTTCTCAAGTTCGTGATAGGACGTTCTATTTCTTTTGGAAAGACGATTCTGTTCCACTCTTTGATTATATCCATCGACCAAATCAAAAAATTGAAGATTTATTAAACGCCGTTGTAAATGATCCGGAAGATCCTATGAGCGAAGTTCTTAATAAAGATATTCCTTCAGAGTTTTGTTTATATAATTATATTCTCAATGAAATTCATGGCGGTATTTCTCATGCTGAGTTTGTAGATAAGCATTTAGAAAAATCATCAAATGCGTTTCATTATATTGAAAATAACGATTCATATGATAAACTAATCCCATGGCTACAAGAAAAGGGAGAAGATCGTTGGGCTGCTACAATTGGTCGAATGAATGAAAAAATTAAAAATGGCAAAGGAGTAATGAGAAGAACTGTTACATGGCCCAAGGATTATATTGGTGCTTTTGTTGGCCACCTCCCACAATGGCTTACTCATCCAACTGAAGATCGTTATTTAACGGTTCGCGAGTGTATGGAAATTATGTATTTGCCTAAAGACTTTCAATTACTTAATACTAAACAATGGAATCATATTTGTCAAAATGTTCCTGTTAAGACAGCCGAAGATATGATGGGCCAAATTGTAAAATATTTACAAGGTGATCTTGATAAAGTAAATACCACATATATCTTACAAGATAATAAAAGGCAGAGGTGGGAAGCTGAACAAGAATGTGAAACCGCTTCATTAGAAGACTTCACATAATAATAATATTTAATGATTTACATTCATTAAAAAATAGATTATAATATTAACAGCAACAAAATAAAACTATATGTCATTACTAGATAAACTAAAAAAGAACTGCCGAGTAAAAGAAGCCGACGTCCTAGCCGATAGCCAATTTTACGCGGAGAAGGATATGATTCCAACACCAGTGCCGATGATTAACGTCGCGCTTAGTGGAAAAATGGATGGGGGTTTAACAAGCGGGTTAACCGTATTGGCTGGGCCTTCTAAACACTTTAAAACTTCATTTGCTCTACTAATGGCAAGTGCTTATTTAAAACAACATAAGGACGCGGTTCTAATGTTTTATGATTCAGAGTTTGGTTCTCCGCAAGCATACTTTGAAAGCTTTGGTATTGATATTAACCGAGTACTTCATATTCCTATTAAGAATGTCGAAGAACTGAAGTTCGATATGATTAACCAATTTGAAGATCTAGATCGCAAAGATAAAGTTATTGTTATTAT